ATGAAAAAGCTTGTTTTTTTATTATCCATTTTTCTTCTATGCTTTGGTATATCTGCGTGTAGCAGTGAAAACACCTTTTCGGAAGAAAAAGAGAAAAATAACACTGAAAGTGAAGACAATAACGTCGAGACAGATAAAGTTGAGAATACACAAAAAGAATTTAACTTTAGCCTTGAGGAATTTGTACAGACTTTCAATGAAGCGACTCGAGATATTGAAAGTGATGAAGATATTGAATCCACTGGTCTCAGTCGTATTAATAAAGATAATATCGGAGATTTTGAACTTACCGAAGCCAAAGATGGTACAATTTACACCAGAGAACTGAAAACAGAAACTGATAACTCCGGCGGAACTTTCACTTTGGAAGCATGGTATGACGAGAATCATAAATTCTATCGTTTACATTTATCCACTTCTGGTCCAGATAATATGGCTTCTCAAATAGGCCTGGATAATACACTTGCGGTTTTTCATGCTTTAGGAATTGATATTAAGCATGTAAACGATCTTCTAAAAAGCGAGCAAAATACACTTGAGGTATTTGACGGTGACTATCTTGTTACACTAGCTAAAATTCCTCAAATGTCGTTAATTATAAATATTGAACCAAAATAAAAGCCCCTTTTGGGGGCTTTCTCATTATTTCAAAAGCGTTTTACTTAAACCATTTCCCCATATTGTCCAGACACATACCGCCGTTTGCCGCCATGGATGACTTCCCAATAGCCTTTAGAGTTGTTTGAACCTTTAACAGAACCTGAGATGTTAATTGTCTTGCCGAGACCAATTGTATCCACATTCTTAGCGTTTTTACGGTCTGGTTTATCCATAATAATGGCTGCACTTTTAACACCTACAATTTTAATTTTGCCTACAGACTTAATACCCCTGCTTGTCTTGTTTGAAGGTTTAGCAGGAGCAGATTTTGAAGGGGTTTTCCCTAACTCTGCATCGCTCTTGATATATCTTACATTAACGTAACCGCTGTATGTGGCTCCTTTAGAATTGGTGTATTTAATGTAACCCCAACCATTTTGAGTCGATCCTTTTTTATATTGGACAGTTGAACCTTTAGGAAGAGCAAGCACAATAGACGAGTTGGCATTGCGTTGAGTTCTCACATTAAGGCTGTCAGCAACAACTGTATTTTTAATATAAGATTCTTTTGTTTTTTCAACAGGAGAATTTTCCGTTTTAGACGGGGCGCCGCTGATACCTGCTTTAAAGGAGTCCCATCGATCAAGCAGCTTGCGCGGACAATACTTGCCGGACCAGTGTTGGTGAGGGACCACGTTTGCAAGGGAAATGCCCTGCTCCTTCATGAGCTTTTTGATCAGCCATTGAGCATTCGCCACGGCTTTCTCAAAAGCCCCATCGCTATTCTCACAAATTTCAATGCCGATAGATTTTCGGTTGCCAGTTCCGCTGTTTCCGTCTCCCGCGTGCCAGCCGTTCTCATTTAATGGCAGATGCTGATAAATCTCTTTGTCGTCTACTGTAAAGTGCCAGCTGGTGGGTGTTTCTGGATTTTTCTCATAACGGGCGTGCATGGCTGCGTTTGCCCTTCTTGCCGTGTTCGCCGTGTTGTGAACTGTGATGTATGCTGGGTTCATTGCGTATCCCGGTCTGTTATTGTGACCTACTGGAATAAAGTCTTTTGTAATTTTCACCATGTTTCATCGTCTCCTATTCTGTTTTTAGAATTTAAAAAGCCGCTGGATTTACTCAGCAGCTTTTTCCTCTTTTTCTGTTTTCTGATCGTTGTCACTTTCAATTACATGGAGCCGGTCAGTGATGACGGCCGGAATTTTAACGCCGATCTGTGCCAAGTTTTCCGTGATGGATAGGCCCTCATTTGCAATATAAAAAAGAACGGTCGCAAAGGTCAGGACGCCGTTCAGATCCATAATCGTATCAATAGCATTTGCCACGATAACCACAAGGAAACTGAGCATTTTACGGACATAGCCGAACCATGCGCTCCGGCTGCGAAGCTCCTTGAATTTCCATGCCTTTATCACACCGGTAATGATGTCAATGATGTTCAGCACCAGCATTAAATCAAGATATTTCACCTCCCCAAAAAGATATGCTCTTGCGATCTGTAAGCTCTCAAAATTCATCCACACGTATATTCCCTCCAATTGTTATCACCTCCTTCGAGGCAAAATAAAAACACCTTTCCAGGTGTTGATCAGTTTGCGGCGCCGCCTAAATCCACACTGACAGGCTGTTTTGTCATTGGATAGGTCAAGCCGGTTATTTGTTTATATTGCTCTTCAGTAATTCTTCCCCACTCAACAAAACGGGCCACGTCTGCATTACTGTAATACTGCGGCCCCCATCCGTAGATGGTTTTAACGCTTGTAAACCAATCCATCATACCCCTTTCCCTCCCTCCGCCAGCATTAGATAAAGATTGGCAATCATTTGCGCTTGTGACTCGGCCAGGCTCTGTGCTTCCGCAAGCTGCGTTGTGATGACCGCGTTCTGAGCTTTCAATTCATCGACGGGAGAAGGTGCCCGTCCGCTTTCAATTTGCTTTTCTATGGCTTCTTTCTCTTCCTGGGTGGCCGCCTCCGTCCATGTCTTCTCAGCTGGATGATACATCGCCTTTATGAAAGACGGAGGCTGGACGGTTGTACAATTCTCAGGGATTGTATAGTTACCTTCTTCATCAGGCTCAATCGGAACGGGTTTGGTCAAAATGAAATTTTCATCGTATTCATAAACCTGAATCATGCTGTCCCTCCTTCCTGAAAGCCCACAACCACATCAAGGTAATAGCCTCCGCCCATCTTACTCGAGTCCGCCGGGTCCGGGTATTTTATTTTCAAATCCCCATCATCATAAATGATCAAATTGGCTGTGCCGCCTGTACCACTTAACGGCACTGTTATAACGGAACCGCCAGCGGGCGCATATGCCGCGGGGATGGAGCCGAATATGATTTCGGCGTCTGTTTTCACATGCCCCCGTAAGATTAAAAATGCCCCCCACTTTGCATACATCGGTGTCCGCGTCCCTGCGGCGGCTCCGTTCTTCAGCATGATGTTTGCATAGGTTGCGGCCCCGTTCCATGTCTTCCGCTCAGCTGACGAGATGTGCCGTTCTTGGTTGTAATTATGAGCTTTGAACTGCCGGGTCATATCATCCCAATACGCCTGATCTTCGGCCGTAACGTGAATGTCCGTGTTGTTGGCGTGCGTGTTTACTTTATCCTGAGCACCCGAAGGGGTTTCCTTGGCGTCCCAAGCCTTCCGATCTGCTGCAGAAACATGCTTTTCTTGATCGTTCGCATGGGCGTCTACTTTCTTTTGCGCGCCGGAGGGGGTTTCCTTGGCATTCCACGTTTTCCTCTCGGCGGCTGTGATGTGTTTCACGTTATCTTTTGCATGTTCATCCGTGTAATCCTTGGCGTTTCCCTCTGCAGCATCTGCCTTTTGTTGTGCGCCCTCTTTCGTTTCAATGGCTTCCAAGTCAGCAAATTTCTTTCTCAATTCCTCGACAGTCTGGCTGATTTCTTCGACGATGTGGTTTATCCCGTCTTTCAGCGTTTCAAAATCGTCAATGTAATACTCAGCCGTCGGAATGATGTTCTGATCTTCTAACGTTTTGGCGATAGAGAAAGTAAAAAATGAAGTCGCCAGCGCTTGCCCGTTCGTGTAGTATAGTTTCATTTCAGCCTTAACCGTCCCGAAGTGCTTGAGTTCTGCATTCGACAACACATATTCCGCTGTGCCATTTACCTTGTCAGTGATGGTAAGGCTCTTTTTATAAAACGATCCATCATCATACAGGAGGACAATTTTTGCGTCTACGGCTGACAGAGGCAACGGTACACCATCCTTTGTAAAAGAAAAAAACAGCTTTGCGCTGCCTGTGTCCTGCGTCATAAATTGTATATTTGTACTCCGGCCATTGATTGGATTTGTATTAATGTTGATCGGCACGCTGCCCGTTTTATACATCGTCGCTTATCCCTCCTTAGTGCTGCGGTGTAACCATCATTTGCGCCACGCCATACCCTTTTTCCGCATCGTACGTTGTTTCAATCCTCATAACGGTTCCGTAGCCGCCACTTTCTGCCTTAGTCCCGATACCGTCAACTGCTGAAACACTGTCACCGACATTTACAGTCTCATCTACTCGAACGAAGACCTGACCGACTAAACCAATAATATGCCATTCGTCCCTTTCCTCTCTCGGCTTATACTCGGCTTCGGGGTCATAGTTCGGGTTCTCAGCTGGAATCATAATGATATCCTCACCGTCAAATACTTCCCGGTAGATAATGCCGCCAAATTCATCACGAAGAAAACGATCATTCCAATAGAAGGCAGCTCCGCCAAGCACAACGCCGGCAGTCTTAGAAACGACCCCGAGTATCTTGTCGCCTTCTTGCGCTTTTCGGATTTTGTCCCCCTCTAACGCTACAAGATAAGATGCCTCTATCTTTGCTCCGTCAGCTGATTCAAAATACTCCGCCAAGTCTTTTAAATTCGATACGCTTTCTATTGCGCCGGTGGACCGCACTGTTCCGCCCTTTGCGTTTAATTCAATTTTTTTGTTGGCTTCCGAGGCTTTGCCGTTTCCATGGCCTAAAACCATTGTGTAAGATTTGCTGTTCTTAGTGGCCTTGGAGAACATGACACCCGAGGACGGCCCGTCTCCTGTTGTATGAGAATCGTATGAAAACATGACACCGTTGCGTGAGCCTTCTGAAGAGGAGCCACCTGCATTCCCTGCATGAAAATTGCGCTCTCCCTTCGCATACGTCGGTCCGGTACACGCAATGATTGCACTGTATTTCGTAAGGGCATGGCCGGACCCGGAAGCTGCTCGAAAGCCTCCTTTGACGTTATTCGGAACCACTGAATGCTTTTGTTCGGCAATGATGGCCGCGTCCTTATAGCCGTAAGCCCTGACAAGAAAAATATTAGTTTGGGTGTTCGGAGCTGTGACGCCAGCCGTGCCGCTATCCACGTGCAAAAGGCCATTTAACAAGTTGACATTATAAACGCCGCCCCCTACCCCGATGCCATTTCTTGCTGAATCATGAATAACGAAATCAGAGATAAACACATCATCAGTCCTCTGATCGCCGCCAGTAATATGGATGTCATATTCAGCCTTTTTAAATCCCGATATATGCAAGTTATTGACAGTTATCTTCCTGCTTTTGTACTGAAAGGCGATCATTGAACCACCTTTGTAATCATACATTGGATCACCGATTGCTTTAAAACCGATAATCTGAACACGCTGATACGCTGAGACCACGAGAGCTTTCGGCTCCAATCCCTCATAAAGAGAATTGAAAACGGGTTCCCGGGATGTGCAGTCTACTAACGTCACATCACGAGCCGTCTCGCTCCAAGGGTCTTTTACAAGATGGTGATCAATATGCCGCAAATCAAATGAGCGAACGTCACGAAAAGATTCATGACCGCGGATATGAACGTCACTCGGTGCCGGCCATTCCTTATGCGCTTTTACCTCTACGCCCCGAACGTTCCCCTCTGTATAATTATCTATAACCCAGACATGCTTAGAGCCGTCATCCACTTCAATTCCGTTTGAATTGGCTCCCCCTTTACGGTGTGCGGTGCCGCGCGGGTTCGTCATCACATTATTTGTGATGAAAATATACTCGCTGTAATGGGTCGTAATGCCGTCGTCACCATACCCCGAGCCGACACACTTGTCGATCCAAATATATTTGCTCCCCGTTGCCGTGTAATCTTTTGCCGTGATGTTATACGAAGGCGCTGATACATCAAAACAATGTAAGCCGGGATTAATGCCTTCAACGCCACGTGCAATACCAAACTTTACTTGTGCGAAAAGCAGACAGCTTGAATGCACACCGCCGGTTGCGCCTACGCCGCCTTGGCGATCAGGGTTCCAGTCAAGCGACATACCCTCCACCACGATATTCCGGTTGCCTTTCGCATGATCAGCATTTGTGACAACCCACTCACTGGCCGGCGTTTCCTCGTGCAGTTTTAACGTGGTGACGCCCATGCCCTGGCCGATCAAATACGTCCATGACGGCAGCTTGACGCCCCTTATCACGTATTCACCGGCTGATAGATTGAGCCGCACCTTTCCGTTTCCGATCGCTCTTTTGAATGCTTCTGTGCTGTCTGTCTCTCCGGTCGGGTCGGCCCCGTAGTCGTCTACGTTAACGTTTCTGGTGATCTTACGCAGAAGTTTGTTATATTCCTTATCAAGACGCTCTTTCAACAGTGGGGCGATTTCCCCATCAGTATTAACACGGGCGTCCACTACTTCTTTTACATTTGTCCCGTCGGCATTAAGAATGAGATTACGCACCCGATTATAGAGGCCGTCAATATAAGTTCTTAAAGAAAAGCCGCCGTGATCAATTTGCTCAGATGTATGCGCTGTAGCAGCTTTCTTATGACGAGTAATTTCACTTTCAATTCCATTAACGCTACTCTCAATAGCTTCCATATCACCAGATAGCTCATCCTCATAACGGGAGTTTCTAGTGGTATCGTAATTTTTTTTCAACCTCAACACTTGATTCACTCCCCTTTTCGACAAAATAAAAAACGCCTATCAAAGCGCTGTGAGTATTTGATCAATATATCGTTTTTGTTCTCTCAGCTTCTTGGCCTGATTCACCGCAATATCTTGTATGTCTTTTCTGAAATTGGCAAAAGTCAGCTTCGGGCTGCTGTATGGATTTAATGGATTGTATTGAATCGTTAAGAGCCGCACATCATCCTCATAAGTCGTTCCGTCTGCTGTGTCGGCTAAAATGTGGACTGTATCGCCTTTCCAGAACGGCTTTTCAATTTTGAGCAATTTCGGTTCGTATACATATTGATAATCTACACTGACGACTGTTTCCGGATATGGATTCACATGTTTTTTCAGCGCAGAAACCATGCTACCCGACTTTTTTATAGTTTCGTCTCTGATCGGGTCGGCCCACTTCGGTTTCCCTTCCCGCAGGAATTTCTTTTCCTCTGGATGGATATACAAGATCGGCTCAAATACGTATTTCGGTTTTTTGTCTGTGCTCTTACTGTCTTTAGACATCGCACCATATCCCCATGCACGGGTAGAGCAATTTTGCGAGTTTGTTTTGATACTGATGCCCGGCATATTGTAACGAGAGTCAAATGTGAAAGGAATCTCTTTCCCCATTTTCTTATAGACATGAATTTTATAATTATCCACGTCAAGCTCTAACTCATAATCATTTATGAGCTGATCTATTAATTCAGTGGAGTTTTTATCACCGAAATTTTCTTCTTCAGCGGTAGCGAATTTACTTTCAGGCTCTTCCAACACATATGAAAAATCAGTACCTTTTAACGCAATGTCAAAGGCCTCTTTTACGGTCAGTTTCTTCGTTACTGTATCATCCACTCGATTCTCAGCAAGCAGAACGGTAAAAATGTGGTTGGCCGTGATTGTTTTTGTCAGGACGTTTTTAGCCTGCTTCAGGTCTACATCTGTAATATAGTATTTTTGTTGTTTGAATCTTCTTTCGTCAATGTAAAGAATATTGTCGTTGATCAGTAAATCGAATTCAGTCGCATTGCTCTCTGTTTTGGTAATTGTAAAGGTAAAGCTCTTTTTTCCGGTAGTATCGTCTGTAAGATCAACGATCACGCCTGTTACTTCCACAACGTCATTTCCGTCTTTCGTGGAAACATGCAGTTGAGGAAAGTCCACATCTGACGGCAATTTTTTATTAAGAGGGATGTCGTTACCCGCGTATTCTTTACTCGGAAAGCTCGGTTCCTCTTCCGGGGTCTCCGGGGATTCTGGATCATCAGGCTCGTTCGGCAATCCTGACGTATCGTCATATTGCATCAACTTATACTGTTCGACCATGGTAATTAATTTATTAGCATAGTTGATGTCTGTTGCGTAGCCAGCTTTTTGAACGGCTCGGCATGCTTTTTTATAATCCGTTTCCCCTACCACTGCTTTATACCGATCAAGACGATTATATAAGCTTCCCAGATCGGCCAAACTCTCAGCGTATGAAGGGTACTTTCTGAATTTAGCTTGTACCCTCTCCACATTTCCGTATTTGTCCTGCTCGCTGGTCCACATCAACACGTATTTTCCGTTATAGGTTCCCTTTATCCCAAACAAATTGTTAGCTTGTTTGGAAAGGCCGCTCGTGCCGAACCCACTTTCCAGACAGCCTTGAGCAATGACAAGGCTGGCAAGGACGTTATATTTTTTGCGTACCTTTTGCGCCCCTGATACCAGGCTTTTAATAAAGTCAGCCGCAGCCATGTCATCCCTCCTTACTTATAATAAAAACGAGTATCAAATAAAATTTCAAAGTCATTTGAGTTTATAATTTCAAAATCGTTCCATCCTACATCCAGTGTCGGCAGACGGCCGGATGTTTTCAGACGCTTATCCCCGATTACAGTGTACTGCCTGATGAATGTGACTTTTTGCGAGCGTTTTAGCTCCTGCTCAATTTTCACTTTTTCCCCGTTCGTTCGGTTCGCAATGGTTACGTTTGTGCCTTTGGCCCACAGAAAGACGTTATAATCATGCTGCAGAGTGTTGACCGCGGCGCCGCCGGGATTGTAAACGCTGAATCGTTTTTGGTTCTTGAAATGATATTCAAGATCATCTCTCCGAAGGATTCCCATACCGGGACTCCAGTGCTCTCCATTGAAATTCTGGATGGTAGAAGAGGTATACTTCGACTCGGCAAGCCCCAGAATGTCTGTGAAATCCACTGTAAATGTGGCATGATTTTTCTGTTTGTCCTTAGTGATAGTAAAATTCCCGTCACACGTAACGAGGAACCGACGGTTAGGCAGAAGGTCCGTCGAAATATAATAAGGAAACGGCTGCACTAACAATGAATAGAGTTCATGCCGGTTCTGATAAAAGGTTTCGGCAATGACGGAATCTAATAAAAAATCAACCTTGATGCCTCTCTCTTTGTAAACAACGTCCCGGGGGTGTTGCGGCAGTACTAAACCGTTTATCCTTGGAAGTGTTGTTGTTTCTCGCTCAATATTCGGTGAGTCAGGCGTGAAGCTGCGCACCTTAAAACGGCGGAGAATACGTGATAAGCTTTGCTCCCCCATACCGTTATTAAAATCAATATATAAATCTAGCATTATGATCTGACACCGCCTTTATAGGCATTCTGGTTATATCGGTCTGCAGCTTTCTGATCAAGTATCCTGCCATCTCCTTTTTCAAAAGCGATCGTTGCAATTTGTTGGCCGTCCATATGCACCGGAGCCGGATGAATGATAATAGGCTGCTGAGGTATCGAGACCTGTCCTGATCCGCCAGACTGTTGTTGAGACAGGAGTGTGATTAGAGCATCGAGCTTTTGGTTTAAGGCAGGCGTGTCAACTTCATTCCGGATGGTAAGCTCCGACTTCATTGAAATGAGCTGATCAGCAGCCCCCTTTATGTTGAAAGCCATCTGATTTAATTCCTGCTTAAACGAGGTCATCGCGTTCTGCGCCATAAAAGCAGCACTTTGTTTCACGCTCTTAGCCTTGTCCTCTATCCCTAACGCAAACCCATCAGAAAAGTTGTTCCCTTCCGCTTTTGTTAGTTTGGAAGGAGAATGGGAGTCAATAGATTTCTTTAAAGACCTCAAGGCGGATTTCCCCAAGTTCCACGCCGCGCTGAAGAGAGAGCCGTTTTGCGATCCCATTCCATTTATAAAGCCGGTTACAAAATCAGAACCAACACTATGTGTCTTAACGCTTTTCAGCCCTGTTTTTGCGCTGTTTGCAACACTTTTTCCGGCGGTATTTGCTGAGCCTTTTTTACTAAGAACGCCGCTGGCTAATTCAGTTCCGGCCTTTTTACCGCCTCCGCCGTCTGAGGTTTTGGCTAAATTGCTCGTTACCGATGAGCTAAGAGAGCCGGCCGCAGATGTATTGGCGCCTTTGGTAGACGTTAAACCAGCTTTATGCTTATTCCCTTTGTTTTGTCCTGCTGCATTTGCTTGCCCGCCGCCTTTCCTCATCTCGCTTAAAGCAGATTGGAGTACAGACGCCCCCGCTTGTGCATTACCGGGCTTTGTAGAATTGATACCGGTACGAAAGGCATTTCCTTTATTTTGTCCGGCTTGTGCGGGCGTGGTATTATCTGCGGAAAGTGAATTGTTAAGGGCTTGCTGTAAGACCGTTCCCCCGCCAATCACTGCTGGTGTGGACTGCTTCAAGCCAGCGGAAAAGTCCTCAGCAACCTTCTTTCCTGATTGCTCGGCGCTTGTCGGCTTATCTAATTCCCCTTCAACATTGGCAACCATTTGACTTGCTTCTTCACGGGCTTGTTCTTGGGTCATCCCCATGCCTTGGTAAAACTCTTCTAAAGCCTGTTGGGTAGTCTCAATTGCTTCTTCTTTGGATTGTCCTAATTTTTGAAGAAAATCTATTTGCCGGGCTGCCCATCGCTCTTGATATTGAACTTCTGATTCTTCAGTTTTGACCATAATCCCCATTGAATTAGATATAAATTCATCTTGTCTATCCAATGCCTTTCCGGTCTCTAAATCAAGCAGCTTGCCGTCTCGTGACATTTTAGAAAATAAGGCGCTTGAATTTTTTTCATAGGCATCCGTGTTTTTTGCTAATGCGGTATTATAGTCAGCTGTACTTTTGCTCAGCAATGATCTTCTTTGTTCAGCTTCTATATATCCCTGCGCAAACAACTTCTCAATAACATCATTTCTGTATTCCATGTCTTTCTTGGCGGCTTGTTTACCATCGTCATAGACTTTTTTAATATCGTTGTTGTACTTCTGAGCTTGTTTAAATGAAAGCTGTCCTTGCTGATCCGTTACTACTTTTTGCATTGCTAAGGCTTCTTTTTGATTGGCCGCAAATTTACTTGTAGACAACTCAAAATAAGAAACAATGTCATTGAACTGCTTCTTTTGTGAGGCATTCATATTAGAGGAGACAAGGCCTGTCTCTTTTTGCAGAGCATTTAACTGTTTCAGTTTATTTCTAGCCTCTTGCATATCTTTATCAATTGCGCCGACCATCTTGTCAGTCATCTTTTCGCCGGCTTTTTTTGTTTTCTCATCGGTGTCCGCATATAGCCCTTTCAAGACAACCAGAGCATCCTTTTTAAGTCCTTCAAGTTCTTGTATCAACTGGTCGCGCATGCTGGCATATGTTTCAACTAATTTAGCTGACATCTTTTGAGCTTCTGAACCAGATACCCGCGTCAATTCAAACAGCTGTAGTTCTGCCTTTTCCCTTAAATCCACATAGGCGGAAGCAGATTTTTGTGTTGCTTTAGAAACGCCATCGCCGTAAAGCAAGGCGGATTCCCGCGCCTCTTCTTGCTGCTTTTTCTGGTTCTTCAATTGCTCAGTGTAAGCGTAAGTAGCAACCGAAATACCGCCAAGCAGCGCTGTGCCTCCAACAATCGCAAGGCCAACAGGACCGGTAAACGCCAAAAGCGCTCCTATTCCAGCTGTAAGCGTGGCGACGGCTGTCGTAACCCCTAATACACCTGTCGCCAGAACGGCTGTTTTCGCTATGGTTTGCACGGTGCCGGAATCCAGATTATTAAACATCATAATCAAGTCGCTGCCCTTGTTTGCTAAATCGCCCAGGGCAGGCAAAAGGCTTTCCGTCAGTTTGATTTTTGCCCCTTCAAGTGCTGACTGAAAAGCTACTATGCTTCCGTGTGCATTATCCAGCATTGTATCCGCCATCTTTTTAGCGGCTCCATCTGATTTTTCAAGCGCCTTAGTATTATCCCCAAGAGCCTTTGAACCTTTTTGAAGAAGGACAGCCCAATGTTTATATGCTTCAGCGCCCACGATCGTTTTTAATGCGGCCGCCTGTTGCTCTTTAGTCATGCCTTTCAAACCTTTTTCCATTTCCTCAACGACTTCCGGCATACTTTTCATGTTTCCGGCTGCATCGAAGAAATCAAAACCTAATTTTTTGACAAGCTTCGACGCCTTACCCGTTGGCGAAGCGAGACGGATCAAAGATGTACCAAAAGCCTGCCCGGCAATTGAGCCTTGAAGACCTGCGTCACCAAAAGCCATAATAGCGGCCGCTGATTCTTCCATTCCCCAGCCAAGAGAATTGGCGTTCGGTGCCAAAAACTTCATGGCTTCGCCCATCTGTTCAACGTTGGTGTTTGCGTTGGCTGCGGCGTAAGCAATGACATCCGAGGCGTGCCCTGACTCTTTTGCTTTTAGAGCAAAGGCAGACATGATATTTGATGTAATATCCGCGGCCATTCCTAATTCCAGTTGACCGGCCGCCGCCAGACTGAGCATTCCCGGCATTGCGTCATAAATGTCATTCACCTTAAATCCGGCCATTGCCAAAAAACCCTGTGCATCCGCTGCCTGACTTGCTGTGAAGACAGTGGTTGCACCGAGTTCTTTTGCTTGCTCTCTCAATTTCGCGATTTCTGCCGCCGATCCGCCGGAAATGGCCTGGACCTTACTCATTTGCTTTTCAAAGTCAATACCGACCTGAACAGCATCACGTAGGGACAGAGCCAACGCACCAAAGGCGATGCCCGATGTCATAGCTACTGACGAACCAACGGAGCGCATTTTTCCGCCAATTGAATCCATTCGTTCGCCCATGATCCGGATGCGGGAGGACGCTCTTTTCGCCGCCTCCTCTAACGCTTTTATCCTCTGAGTCGTACTATTTAGCGCGTTTTGTGTCTTGTTCATCTGCGCTGTGGCATTATTTAAACGGCGGGCGAGGGTTTGCGTTTCCTTTGCATCTTTGCCTTTTTTAATCGCTGAATCTGCATATGCTCTCTCAAGAGCCTTTACTTTGCGTTTATGATTTTCAAGCTCCTGAGTAAGAGATTTTTCGGTTACTTGTGCAGTTTTTAATGCGTTTCCCCACACACCCACGGCCGTACGGTTTTTTTCAAATTCCGATTTTAAATTTTTCATTTGAACAGCACAGGCGCTCATTTCTTTTTTAAACTCAGATGAATTCGAATACAGCCTGACCTTTATGTCTTTGCTCAATCGGGCACCTCCTTATCCGAGAAATTGATCAATATACATAGGTTCATCATTGTTTTTTGCCTTCGTTTGTGTCTTCTCTTGTGATTTTCTCCGAGCCAGTCTTTTCAGATGATAGACAATGTCCATTTCGTCAATTTGATTCTGTGTATATCCGACTTCCTCAAGGGCGTTATACATATCAAGGACTGACTCGGACAGACTTACTCCCCCGGCTCTTCACCGTTGGAAATTTCTCCGCTATTTAAAAGGGCCGTTGCTTCTGCAATATTCCCCAGCACATACTGTGCAGCAGCATAGATTGTTCTTCCTACCAGCCGGGCATCAATTCCTTTTTCAAACTCATCAGGCGTGAATTTCTGGCCAAAGGTATTACAGACAAATTCAACCTGTTCATTAGTAAAAAGACGCTCTGAATCTTGTGATTCAAAATCGTCAGCAATCTTTGCAGCCTTCCGGAATAATAAACCTGTAATGTGGTCAGGTGTAACAAATTTTTTATCTTTGCCGTCAAGTCGAAGTGTAATAGACAATGCTTCCATGTAAGTTCCTCCTTTTTCATATAAAAAGAGCGCTCTTAGGCGCTCAATGAATTATTTACCGACATCAACAACAGGCGTTCCCTCTTTCGTGATGTCCTTATAGACAACTTGTTTGAACCATGTTTCAGCATTAATCCCATTGGCCTTATCTTCTTCTGCTTTTGCATCCCATCTGCGCTTACCCTCTTTTACATTAGTAAGAGGCATGAATTTAATTTTGACCTGCGCTGTTTGGGGCGTAGCTTTCCCTTCGTCCGTTTTGTGTTCAACCGGTACTAATTCTGGGGTTCCTTTAAGCACCCAATAGTATCTGTACCCACCGGTAGAGAGCTTGGCCCGGAAACCAAGAGCAATCTCTAGTGTCTTATCATCAGCACTAGAAAAATGAATGCCATTCTCCACTTGCTTACCGAAAATCCTTGACTGCATGTCAAGAGGAAGGTCGGCAACTTCCATTTCACCATCAATATCACCTAAACTATTTACAGTGGCATATGCCACGTTGTCGGCATAAAAAACCTCCTGTTCTGATTTAGGATCAATTTTTAAGTTAACGGCACCCGGTATTTCTTCGGGAACAGAAAATTTTAATTCATCTTTTGTGTCTTTTAATACTTCTGCGATATGAAACATATCCAAACCGGATAATACTTTCCCCATCTATTTCCCCTCCTGATAATAGGTTTTTTTATAACGTCTGGCCTTATGAAAGACCTTTGTGTCTGTTTCGTATAAATCTTGAGAATCATACCGGCTGTAGCCGATTTCTCGCATAAGCCTGTCTATTTCGGCAGCAATCGCTGTTTCCTTGCCGCGGGTGCTCGCTTGAGTGAAAATACTGATTTGATAACGCACCTCAAATGAATAGACCTCGTTGTCTGCAAAATCCGCATCAGCATCTTGAATCTCCGAAAAAACTACTCTCGGAAATGCGCTAACATCATTTGCAACGAGGTTATGAATTCCGCCAGATGCCAGGCCTTTTAATGAGGCACTGGAATTAAGTGTGCTCACCAATTCAATTTTAGGAGAGTAGGTCATTTGATCGGCGCTGTAAGTATTCGCTCCATTAATTCCACAGCAGGCCCCTCCCCTTCTTCCCCGCCTTTTTCTATGAACGGATGCGGCGGCATTTTTGAGGTTCCCCACTCCAGGAACCTACCGCGATACGCCACTTTTTTATTCGGGCCAACGGCCACAAACTTCACTCCGTCCTTGGATTCTCTGACATTGGAGACTGTGATATTGTCCTGCATATGGGGCTGTTTTTTATCACTCCGGTCAACATGAGCTCGCTGCCGTTCAGCGATAATTTCACCGCCGGCCTTTAGAGCTACGGGTTCCACCTTTTCAACGTCCCCGCCGATTTTTTCAAAATACTGCGTTAGATCATCTATACCGTCAAAGCTCATATCAGCCATTGGTTCCCACCTCCTGACAAAGAATCTCAAGCTCTTCCTCTTGGTCTTCCGGATCGTTTGTGTCCAAAATATCAAAAACGCGTTCCGTCTTATCTTTAGGAACGCGCTTAACAATCCGCATATTCGGTTTTATGTCCTTCCGGTAACGCACCGTGATTTTTTTAGGGGTCTTGACTCCCAATGCTCCGGCAATCATAGTTTCGCTATTTCCGAGAGAGCCAGCCCCCTCTACAGCTCCCCAGACAGTGAATAAGTCCACATAGGTTGCATTCCAGTTACCTTCTTCATCCTGTGTCTCGGTTTTCTTTTGAAAGGTCAGACGGTGCCGGAGTTGGCTGATCTTTTTTCTCATTTTCTAGTTCCTCCACAGATACATAACGCAGCTGCGTCAATATATTTTCAGCAGTAAAAGGGATAGACGAGCCGGTTTTCCCAGACTCATATATCCCTTTGTTTTCATACCAATGTTCAACAAGCATTTTAAGTACCAGCTCAAATTGCGGGTGCCCTTCAATATACCGGCCTATTCCATTGATGATATGACTTTTGGCCGCCGCTATTTGATTCAAGAGCTGGCGATCATCTTCTTCATGCTCGACCTTTAAATAGTTTTTAATAGCCTCTAATTCCATTTAGGAAACACCGCCTTATTCTGTCGGTTCCTCTTCTGCTCCTTTCAAAGCAGCCAGGTCACTTTCAAGGTTATTCATTTTTTGTTTCAATTCATCAAACACTTTTGTAATTTCGCTGTTTAGATGCTCCAACATCACGCTTCCAGCTCCGATGTTTTTACTCCGGACGGATTTTTCCCCAAGCATTTCATGGGTAATGCTGCCCTCTTCAATAACAGCCGGATCGCCCTTTTGACCTGGCTCACCTTGCGGGCCTTGCTCGCCAGTATCTCCCTTTGGTCCGGCCGGTCCCGGTTCACCCTGTGGTCCCTGTTCCCCGGGTTCCCCCTTATCGCCTTTTGGTCCTTGCGGGCCGGGTTCCCCCGGTTCTCCTTGAGGACCTTGTTTACCGGTATCGCCTTTGTCTCCTTTCTCACCTTTTTCACCCTGCAGTCCTTTTACAAAAAGAGGATTTTCTTCGCTGTTTTGTTTGAGATAGACCGGCGTTATCGCCTTGCCGTCTTTTCCTTTTTCAGATGAAGTTTTGACTCCATTACTTTCATATAAATAATCTTCAGCCATCTGTAATCATCCTTTTCCTTTTATTTTTTATTCCGTTTTTCCGTCAGACTCAGAACCGGCAAGCTCTTTCAATTTATCTTCAATAGCCTTGAGACGATCTAAAATAGATGAATTTAAGTGTTCTTCCATTACACTGCCGGAACCGATATTCCTGCTGCGGACCGACTTATCCGCCAGCATTTCATGGGTTACGCTTCCGGGTCCTGGTTCAGATTGGCTGCCGCCTAAACTGACCTCTTGTCCGTCTTTAATGATCTTGCCCCCGGCAATTTCTAAAACACCGCCGATGACGGTACGATTTCCCCCGTCGGCGGTGTAGTTTTTTGTTGAATAGCTCATATTATCTCTCCTTATTCAACCGTGATTTGTCCGAATACTACAGCATCCTCATCCCATTTACGGACATCTTCTCGTTCAATCCCTCTGACTTTTGTTGAATTTGTTTCAAATGCTCCTGCCCCTGTGTCTGTGGATGCAATTGACTGTTGTTCACGATCAAACAGAACAATCGCTTCTTTTAAATTCCCGATGATGAGAGGAGCTTTACCTTTTTGAGTTTTTAATACTCTGTTAGTAAAAGGCACGACAGGTCGTCCATCAAGCAACTTCTTTGTAGGATTGGTTGGGTCCGGCTGTAATAGGTATCTGCCTGTTCCATCTTTAAGCGTGTCTAACCAGTCATATCCGTCTTGGTTTGTCAGCACGATAGAACCCGGCGCCACCATCGGATCAAGCGTGACATTTAATGCTTTTTTAATACCATCTAAACCATCAATATCTACTTTTTTCAATGATGCAATTGCAGCCAAAATCAAATTGTTACGGGTAACAACTGATTTCTTTGCGAACCATTTTGCTACATATGTCATGATCGCTTGGTCAGAGTCATTCAACATTGAATTAGATAGAGTCATGATGCCACCATAATCTATGATTGAGTAGGATACTTTTGTGAATCTAGGCTGATCAATCTCAGGTAAATTCCCCAATTCCTCTACAGGTGAAAACGGCACCATATCAGCATTTTTCTCAAGTAAACGAGTTCCAGATCGAGTTGTGACAGGTTCAACGGTTACATATTGTTCCAACGGCTCAAACTGACGTTTAAATTCATGGATTTGCCTTCCAATATCCTCTGGGATCAAAATTCCGCCATCTTCATCATTTATACCGGACATCGCTCTAAATTCTGGACTATCCAGAAGGTCACGCTCTTCGTCGGTAAGTCTTTTGCCTCTCAATCCTTTAAGGAAAGCTTTGCTGTATTGCTGTTGCCTTTCCTCATTTCCTTGACCTTGTGAACGCTGCCCCTCTGGGTTGCGCTCTTGCTCGGGCACAAAGTGTACACCGCCCGGTAAATCCGGGACATCAAGTGAACGTCCTTCGGTCATCAATTCGATTTGATTTTTAAGCTGTTTCACTTCATCAAGCAATGCACGCGCTTCATCGATATTGCCCTCCTGCAGTGCCTTGTCTGCTTGCTGCTTCTTTTCAGTAAACTGTTGTCTTAATGCGATTTCTTTTTTGCTCATTTGCATTGGCATAAAATCATTTCCTCCTTGTTTTCTGAACTAAAAAAGACCTTACTCCGGGAGTACAAGGCCTAATAGTTCCAATTCCATTTTTAACGCTTCATCTGATGAATTACGTCTTTCTTTCAGCTGCTCTACCTTTTCTAAACTGCGGGCACCTACAACCGCCTCAGTATCGCTGTAAGCAGGCGTAGTGACGAGCGAAATATCAAAAATACGATTGATTTTATTAATTCGTCGCTCGTAAATGTCCTCATCTTCATTGATACGCCATTCATCTGCCTCAGCATCCCCATAATCAAGTGAAAAAGCAAAGGAGCACTGATTGATCACACCGCTCCTGACATTCTCCATTAAATCACGCGCATATGACGTGTCTGAGGGCTTGAATCGGAATTTGAGGCCTATCCCATCTGTTTCTAATTCAAGGCGGCCAGTATCCCCGGAAACAGTATTTCTCGCTAAGGGGAAATCTTGCTGATGGTTGAAAAGGGCGATGACGTTAGACATGTCAGCTGAGTCAAGAGCTGTTCTACTGATTATCTCTTTAAACCAGCCCAAACGTTCTGACCATTTTTCGAATTTGAGAGCGTACCCTTCGATATATTCACTCTGCCCTTCACCTTCGGAACGCAGTTCAATCGGCGTCGTCAGATGCCGCACCTCTTTATCCTTCATTCTTGTTGTCACCCCCCTTCATGGCGCCGCCAGCTTTAAGCCGCTGATATTCTTCCACAAAATCGAGGAACACATAGTTTAAGCTGGAGATATATTTGTCGCCGTTTTCAATAGGGTTGCGCTCAAGTAATTCTCTGATTTCGTCTTTATTCAGGACTCCTGTTTCATGAAGTGTTTTCAAATACTCCGCTTGCGTCTTACTGTCGCCGCGCAGCTCGCTATCTATATTGAATTTCACGTAATGGCCGCTTTTCTGATCGTGATCTAAGAACAATTTAACGTTTAGTTCTTGTTCAAAATTCACAATCCACGGCTGCAGCGTGTTTCTGACATATTCAATGGACTGATGCTCAATATTTGAAAATGTCGCTTTATCTAATTCGTTCAGCTTATGCAACGGCACTTTATAAATCATGGAAATCTGTGCTTTGTTAAACTTCATAGACTCAACAAATTGAGCTTCTTGCAGAGGCATGGAAATAGATTGATATTCCAGTCCGTTATCTATAATGGCGATATTTTCACCTTGATTCACCCGTTTCCACTCTTTGCGCACGTTCTCTTTTGGTTTTTCATCCAGGAACGCCGGGACTTTCAATATCCCCCGAGGAGTTGCCTCGTTCTTGTACAGTTTGGCGTTATATTTTGTGGCAGCCGCTTGCGCCCCGATATGCTCCCGCACAACGCCAATAGGTGATTTACCATGTATTCCGTCAGTCGAGAGCCCTTTAAAATGCAGCACCTCGTAGTCGTATAATTCAATGGCTTTCCCGTTTAACACAGTTTGATACCACAGCATGCCTGTTGTCGGATGAACGTAAGCATTCGTGTAATCAGGTCGTAAGGGGAAGAGCGCTTCCGGGTAACCATGTGATCCGAATTGAATATAGGAATATGCATTCCCCCAAGTCAGAACATGAGTCATCATGAGTTTTTTCCACGTGAAGGCTGTCATGTAAGGATTCGGCCGAGCATAAACAGCATGCGCGGACTTGTGCTCGGGTTTCCGCTCTATGCCACCGTCCGTTCTTTTATATGTGTGAATTGGCAGTTTCGCAATGTCATCCGACAATACATTGACACATGCAAATATGTCCGGTTGCACAAGTGAGTTGCTTTCGCTCACTCTTTCGCCGCTTGCTGTTTTCCGGCCTCCGAACATGTTTAATAAAATGTTGTTAAAACCATCTTCATGACCTGACGAGCCAGAACGTTTCTCAAACATTCGTTCAAGCAGCATTTATATCACCTCGCTTTCTTTGATATGAGGTATGCATAAAACATTAAAAAGACACCCGTCAGAATAAGACCGATGTTGGTGCTCCATCTATAGACAGCTGTCAGGATAAAGGCGGCTCCCGCCATAAACAGCAGATCATTTATTATCAAGCAGAAAAAAGAAAGCAGGACTTTCATATACTTGGGGTGAAAAAACCACTTAAAAAAAGCTTTGATCTTTTTCCTGACTTTTTTCATTTTCTCACATCCTAAAAACTGAAATTCCCAGAGCCGAAGTGATTATTTAAATCTACTCTATGGTTTGTGTCGTGGTACATCGCTCTGGCATAAGCATTTATAACAGCCGCAATAGGGTCAATTCTCTGCGGTGATTTTGCTTTATCCAGCATGATATTCTCTTGTGGGTCCATTTTCGTAATTGCATTATTAATTGCCCATGTTAAAACCGGATCATCACCATGCACGACTTTCCTTTCAAATACCTTTTCTCGGAAACTTTTTGTTGGCAATGAAAGATGATTGATTCTCTGCGGCAGTTCCACCATTGTATGCCCTTTTGATTCAAGCCGTTGCGCTAAATGAAGAGCATTCCACTTGTCATATGCTGTCTCTTGTAGCCGAAAACGGTTTTTATGAATAAATTCAATGATCCATTGTTCAACTAATTGATAGTCAACTGCTTCGCCAGATGTATAAGTGATAAATCCCATCTCTCTCCACAAATCATACGGCACTTTATCCGTCGCCATTTTTTCATTGGCTCGTGCTTCAGGCATAAAGGAATGTTGACCGACATAGAAAAAGCCGTCTTGCACGGCCACATATCCAACGGAGGTTAAGTCTGTTGTCATTGATAAATCAAGGCCCAAATAAACGGGCAGTCCTTGCAGATCAGGAATTTCCCCGCTGCAAGCGCGCCATTTTGTCATCTTCATATAACCATTGTCCTTCTGGTCAACCCATCGGTTCATATTTTTGGTGAGGAAACTGCGCATCTTTTCAGGCACTTCAAGAGCCACTTTTAAAGCAGAACGTAATGACTCCATCCCCTCGGGGTACGTTGCCACAATCGGATTCGCCTTGATCCAATTTGATTCATCTTTTATGTCATCTTCCGGGTCCAGTTCACAGATCATAACAAAATAATCATCATTCTCCGTGTCAATGTCTGGATCAAGAATTTTACTCGTATATTGATATTCCTTAAAGCATGGCCGCTCCATGTTGAAACCCGCTGTCGTAATAACGGCCATTAACGGACTGCGCCGTGCGACCATCCCGCTGTCCAGGACGTCGTAAATCTCACTTGTTTCATGTGCGTGGTATTCATCCACGATTCCCAATGATGGGTTTTTACCATCCCCGAGCTTCCGGGCCTCACGGGAAAGAGGCTGGATAATAGAGTTTGTTTTATATTTTTTCACGCGGCCATTAGCAGAGGTATATTTCCCTTTGAGTATCGGGGCGTGATGCAGCTGCTCAAGGATTGCTTGATATACTTCGTCTGATTGTTCGCGGGACCAGCCTGCGATAAATACCCGGTGTTTTTCTTGTGTCGGGAAAATCTCATACGACGCTATTAAAGCTAAAAATTGCGATTTCGCATTTTTACGCGCCAGCTGGATATAAGCTTTCCGGAACCGGCGGGCGCCATTTTCTTTTTTATAGAATCCGTATATGTTGGCCGCAATAAAAAGCTGAAAGTCTGTTAATTCAATCGGCTGCCCTGCAAGTATACCTTCGACATGATTAAATTGCCGCGACCATTCATAAAAATCCACCACAGCTTCAGCATCAAAGTAATAAGGGCAGTCATCTTCTGCGAGCCGGTCAACATCTTTAAAAAATCGCTCTACAGCCCATTTTTGCTTTTTGCCTGCCTTAATTTCCCCGGAGCGAATTTTCTCAGCATATGACCAAACCCGCTCAATGAGAATTTCGGCTGTAATCTCTTGCATTACATGCGGCCTCCGAACCGTTCTTCCTCTTTTGACTTCGGTTTCCCATCATCTTTTTTCGGGATAACAAGTTTACAGCGAGAGGAAATGGTCAACCCTAAATCACTGGAAGCTTGCCGGCATTGTTTGAACAGCTTATCTTGATTAATTAATAGCTCAGAATAGTCATCATTTGTGACTTGTTTTTCATGTTCCCCAATAATGTTTCCCTCTTGATCAAGGTCCTTGACGATTATTGTTTTCATCGGTCCCTGTTCAAGCAATTGATCAGTGATCTCGATGTAAAGTTTACGTGCATATAAAAAACGGGCGAGCGCATCAACATCTAAATTGGTCATAATCCCGATGTTTTTCAGCTCGTCCGCTATCTTTTTAAACTCTCTTTTTAAGTCTTTTGGCAAATATGATGGAGCTTTTACTTTGTCGTTTGGTGCCTTTACTTCCTGTGCTCGACGCTCCTCAATCTCTTGCTTTGTCAAGTTTTTCTTGCCTTTCACCAGTAGCAAGTCAACAGGTTGCCGCGGTCTAGCCATTCCCTCACCTCCTTCCGAATTTTCATTTAGGGAATTTTTCAAAATGGGGAGGGGAGCGCGGTCTCCGGCAAAAGTCCTCTAGGGATTTAAGGGTGGGGGGTCTCCATCTCCTTCTTCAGCTGGCTCATGGCTGCTTGTATTTCCTTTTGTGCTGCTTCTATTTTCTTTGAATATAGATCAACAGCTGATTCCTTTTTCATGTTACGACGAAGAGTAAACATCTTTCGTATTCTGTGCTGCATTCGTCTGATGTCCTCGTTCGTATAGAAGGATGTGTACTCAGCCTTGCAGCGTGGACACTTGATATAATGCTGCTTGATTCCGTTGTCGTGCTTCCTGATCTTTGAACAGCCTTTGACAAGAAGTCTGGTCATGCATTGATCACACACGCACGTTTGATGTTCTGTTTCCAAATCCTCCATCCTCCTTTGCCGTCTTCCGGCTATGGCACGGCCCACAGAGAGGCTGCCAGTTACCCGAGTCCCAGAATAGTTTTTTGTCGCCTTTATGCGGAACGATATGATCGACAACTGTCGCCGGGGTTCTTCTGCCTTGCATTAAGCAGGCGGCACATAACGGATGCTTAGACAGGTAGCCAGCGCGCGACTGCCTCCATTTGCTGTTATACCCCCGTTTGGCCGCAGACTCCCGGTATTGATCATAAGCCGGCTTGGTTCGCTTATGTTGTTCACAGTAGCCCTCTCGTGTGAGGTTTGGACAGCCGGGTTCATTGCAAGGCGTCAAAGCTTTCTTCATCCAATCCCTCCAATCATATTCTTTCTAAACTGCCCCCGCGCTCAAGCCGTTAACCGCCAATTGTTCTCCCTGAGATTTACCGGACGCAGTTTACAGAGAATATAAAAAGTCTTTCCAAGTGGAAAGACTTAGTGTGATATTTCATTTGTGTTATCCTCATCAGTTTCTAGTTTTTCTTTCTTTACATCCTCTTTAAAAATAGAGTCGGCCAAAGGTCTATATTCTTTTCGAACTAAAATATCCAAAAAATATCTGTGACCATATTTATTTAAAATAGCTTCAACAAATTTACTCCACTTAAACTTGAAGAAAAAACGCAAATATAAATATATGTGCTTCCTATAAAGAATATTCTTCTTGAAATTATGTTTTTCTCTCAAAAACTGAATGGCAGGTTCCTTTCCATACATATTCGTTATAATCCTAAGAAGAAAATACATAGTACGATACTTTTTTATTTCTCTCTTAGACTTCCTGTCAAAAGGCGCTATTTTTATTAATTCATTCAGAATTTCTTCAAATAGGATGAATTGCGCAAGATCCACACTTATTCCTGATAAGTCGTCTATGTATTCAAATTGCTTCAGTTTATTGTATGCATTAATTATTTTAGGAGATGCATACTTTAAATTTTTAATGATATGTTCATTTATCTCATTCAATAATTTTTTTTCATCAATAGGATGTTTATCTTTCATAATGCCCTTATTAAACTCTGTAATATAGTCGCAATATGTGTACATTTCGGGCAAAATAGGTGCATATAGTTCATTGTAAAAAACTCGCTGATTACTCTTTCTTTCTCTTTTTAAAACGAGCCTATGAGAAAAATACTGTGCAACACAAGCACCAATGAAGGCCCCAATCAAAGTAGTAGCAGAAGTTAAAAATGCAGGCTGCATTTGTACCGGTATATTGGTTTTTATCCAATTTGCTATCCAACTTGCTATCCAACTTAAATCCATTTGTAGTCCCTCCCACCTTATTATCGGTAAAAGGAGGGAACAATGGAACCATTTACGAAATTTGTCGAACGATTAGTTATTAAACTGGATCATAACCTCTTATGCTGTAACAAATTTCGCCGTGCTTGTTGTATTCATTCTTTAAAGAGGGTTCTTCTTTTGTTGACTCGACTTCTAATATTTGACCAGCGTTAAGAATTTGTTTGATTTTGTCCAGAGCCGCTTCCTTGCAATGTGTGTCTCGCATTACTAAATTCTTCAATGAAATCCCTCCAATAGAAAAAGCGCTCTCCCGATTGGGAAAGCGCCTGCCTGTTTATTACCTATTACCATAATACCTTATCTAAAACAAAATGGTGTGCCGTTATTCTGCCGTTATTCTGCCAAAATCTTTTTTAGCAATTTCAAGTTCGCGTTTCAGTTTATTGATAAGGTTGTTCTGTTCGTCAATGATTTCTGCTTGTTGGTTTGTCAAATATTTAATACCTTTTACCGCAGAAATAAAATGACCATCTTTTACGAGTTTAAGAGTCGATATTTCTTTTAAATCACTCGTGTCATGAATATATAATGATTCCATTGTATGTTTTTCGAAGTTGTATCTAATCAACCTATCTTCATCTTCATCAAATCCAAGAATAGGTCCCTTAAAAGATTGCTTCGTAATGGTCTCATGGTAGAATGGCAAACGATTCTCATAAAACCATCTAAAAACTTCATTGTTTTCTTCAATAAGTTTATCAATTAATTCTGCTTGCTCTCTTTGTAAACTTTTGATTTCAGCTGTATTAGAGTTTACTTTTTCTAATTCTTTTTCTAATTGAATAATTGTTTCAACTGTTTTACTCCCCATTTACTTCCCTCCAAAAATATTAAACGTTGTTTTGTCAAACCATGCCTTTCTCTTCTAACGCTGAACCTGTTGCGCCTCTACTCATTCCGCTCACCTCCTGTAACACGATGATACCACGAAAAACGCCCAAATTTTCCATTTATCCACACAATCCACGAATTACTCATATCTTATATACTGTGCAACTGCCCGAAGTGCCGTCAGCCCTTGCCATCCGTGTTTTCAAACAATATCCCTAAAATGAATTCCACGTTTTCTTTTTGAAGGGAATCAATAAAAATATGCAGAAAAAAAGACTCATCTTGTTTATGAGATGAGCCTGCTTATATCTTGAATTTCTTCATGGCGTTGTTCATGGCATCCTGATTGATTCCAATGTATCGAAGGGTTGTCCGCTGATCTGAGTGATTAAAAATCTCCTGCAGCATGGCAACGTCTTTTGTTTGCTTGTAAAAATGGTATCCGAATGTTTTCCTCAACGTGTGCGTGCCTATATCATCCAAATTGACATACTCAGCAGCAGCCCTCAAAATCTTATAAGCCATCGACCGGGAAATGGGCTTGTTGATCCCTTCGCGGCTTTTGAAAAGATATTCGTGATCTTCTTTCCCCTCAAT